CTATTTTGATACTAATTGCTGTAACTTGTCAGCAACTTCACTGTGACGATTAGGATATAGATGTCCATATATATTGTTAACCATATCCACGGTGTCGCCGATACGTTCAGCGATAAGAAGAGGAGTAAAGCCCATATCTATGAGCAGCGAGACATGGCTGTGCCTGATATCGTGGATGCGAATGCGCTTAACCCCAGATATCGTGCTATATTTATTCATGGCAGTGATTAGTTTGCTTTGCGTGGTCTGAAAGAGCCTATCCTTAGGCCCTATCCCATAAATGCGCTCAGCATAATCTGACAAGCAGGTGACCAGGAATGGTGGTATAGTAATGTCACGAATACTATTGGTCGTTTTTGGTGACGTGATTACGTCCTGTCGGTTAATGCGATGGTACGTTTTGGATATGTGGACGATTCCGTCCTTTAGGTCCACATCCTCCAGGTTCAAAGCAAGCAACTCACCACAGCGCATACCAGTATAGTAAAGAGCCATGAAAGCAGCATAGAGATGAGGATTTCGTATTGAGTCAATAAATGTGTTAAACTCGTCCAGTGTCCAGAAGTCCATTCTGCTGGCTCTGGCCTTGCCTATAGGACCGGCGATTCCGCACGGATTCCGGGGGAGGCCGTAGTATCGTACTGCAAAGTTAAGTATTGCATTGAGCTGATTGTATATTTGACGTTGATATGTGTCTTTCAATTTGCTGGACAGTATTTTGGATTGCCACTGGCGTATATCGGCAGGGGCAATCTCATTTATGCGCTTTTCTTTAAAATATGGAACGATATAACGCTCATAAGGGGCTCTCTTGTTTCTTATAGTAGACTGTTTGAGCCTGTGCATTATATCCTCTGTATAGAGGTCATAGAGTGCCTGGAAGGTCATGTCCGGGGTACCCTGTTGCTTCTGCAGGAAGTTACGCTCCCAATCCTTTGCATCCTTCTGCCTGGGGAAGCCTCTTTTCAACTTTTGCCTGCGCTGGCCTGTCCAGTCAGTGTAATAAAATTTACAGTAATACGTTTTTTGTTTGTCGTCATAGTATGCTGGCATAGTATCATTCCTTTCTGGGAGTTGCGATATCGCAACTAATTTTGGGTAAAATTAATACGCCCCTTGCCAGGACGCTCCAGGAATGATATAATTTAGTTGTGAAGCAAAATATATCTGCTGGAGCAGTCCGGCAAGAGAAATCTATGTGAAAAGCTTCTGTGTTCCAGCACAGGGGCTTTTTGCTTTCTAAATTTCATAATTAAATATATTCTGATAATTATTGTTAATCAATTTATCCACACGGCGGACAATTAAACTTATTCCGACTAAGCGCAGTTGAATGGTACTATATCCAATAGTTATATCAGCCTTTCCTATGTTTCCATCACTCATAAAAAATATAGATCCATATGAGGAACGATTTAAAAATATTGGCTCTCCTTCAACTTCAGAAAAATGTAAAACCATAGGATATTTGCTTTTCTTACGTGTCGCCGTATAAGGCGTACATTCTACATAGGTAGCTGGAAGTGAATCCAATAAAATTGGTTTTATATAGTCAAAATATATATTTTCAGTGCATATATAAAAATCATTTCCATCTGGCAGGTAAGAATCGGCCTGTTGAAAAATATCATTAATGTAGTTAATTGCTGAAAGAGCAATATATTGATTGTTTTTATTAAGCGAAAACCATGCAATTCCATTTGTATGTTGTAAATTTAATACCCAACGTAACTCAAACGGTAAGTTTGGAAACTTTGCCATATCATCAACAGTAATATTATTGTTTATTTCAACCATTGTTTTTTGTCTTAATTCTTTTTTTTGACGGTTTTCTTTATAATGTCTTTCGCGCTCAATTTCATCTTCACCCTGCGTACCATATCCAGCTAATGTGATTTCATTTGATTTTCTTATGCATGTACCAGCAAGTTCGTAATCCCCATTTGATTTATATATATGAATAGCGTTTTTTCTTAAGATATAGTCAATTCCATAATTTTTGCCAAATACATTTGCAGTTACGGACAAACACGGAATCTTTTCAACGTCCTCTTTTTTCATGATATCATATTCGACTCCGGCTATTTTAAAAGAAACGCTTTTGTATTTAAAAATATCATCAAACGTAAGGTCTTTATCCATAAGCCACCTATCTTAATCGTGATTCAACGGTATAATAGTCGCAACCGTATAATTCAGCTATATCATTACTGCTATAGTTTGAATGCTCTGTAATAAAATCATTAGTTATAACCATGAATGCCGAAAAGAGGTTTGCTTCCCTTTCAACGCGTGAATTGAGATATGTATAATTTCTCAAAAAGTAACAATTCTGTTTACGGTGCATAATTGCGTGTCCTAACTCATGGGCCATAACAAAGAGTAACTCTGGACCCTCTATACAATTATTGATAAAAATACATCGGTGGTTTTTTGCAAATAAATAGCACCCCGCATATTCTCCCAACGGGCCAAACTGAACTTCTATCTTTAATTGTCGAGCAATTTTAAAAGGGTCAGCTGTACCACAAAGCCTTATATAATAAGCAACAAGGCGCTTAATGCGTTCTTTATCCCCCATATGCTCACCTACTTTTTGTTCTTGTAAGGGTTGTATTTTTCTTTATTGATTTTCTTCAGATGGTGTAACATGATGTCCAACTGCTGGGCAAATAACTCTTGTGTTTCTTCTGGTATTTCATCCCCCTCAAAACTTGCAGGCCCGGCCTCACCTTTTCTTAGCTTCTCCATAATATTACTTAAATCCTTTGCAATATCTCGTTCATCCTTTGGGGTGAGTGTAATCTCTTTCTTTTCCGGTTCTTCTTTTCCCGTCATCAGATAATCAACAGTTACACCAAAATAGTCGGCAATTTTTTGTAGTTTGTCTTGTTTCGGAGTACTTCTTCCGGTTTTCCAGTCTGTAAAAGTAGACCCCGCTATTCCTGTTGCTTTAGATACTTTATAAGCGGTTACTCCATATTTTTCTAATAATTTCACAAATATTTCGTACATAAAATACCTCCTAAAAATATTTATGAAATCATAAATAAAACGCTTGACTAGTTATGAATCCCATGATATAGTATAGTCATGGTTATGAAATCATAAATAAAAGCGAACTATAAAATGATTTTCATAATTGTTTCGGAAATGCTAATGTTTAATGTGGTAATTAAACTATATCACATTTCCGAACTAAATTCAATATTTATTTATGAAAATATTATGTTTATAGGAGGTGAAAAAAGTGTATAAAAAATTTGCTGAACTACTTTCTCAGCGTGGGTTAACGGCCTATAGGGTATCAAAAGATACCGGGATACCCGCCAATACTTTTACTGACTGGAAAAATGGCCGTAGTAAACCAAAGTTTGACAAGTTGTTAATCCTGGCAAAGTATTTCGGCGTTCCGGTGGAGTACTTTGCAGATGAAAAGAAGGAGGACGTATGAACGATTTAAAAATTTTTAACAATGCCGAGTTCGGTCAGATACGAACAGTGGAATCAGAAGACAAGATATACTTTGTTGCAAGCGATATTGCCAAGGCACTGGGGTATGAAAATACCAGCAAAGTAATTGCGGATCATTGTAGGTGGGTAACGAAACGTTATATACCTCATCCGCAGAACCCTGATAAGAAGATAGAGGTCAATGTAATCCCTGAAGGCGACATGTACCGCCTAATCACCCATAGTAAACTGGAATCAGCAGAACGTTTTGAATCCTGGGTATTTGATGAAGTCTTACCATCCCTTCGTGAGACCGGCTCCTACAAGATGCCAAAACAGGACAAGACCAAACGCCTGCCGCTTTCCTCCGTCAACATGATGGTGAAGAACGTCATGAGTACTTTGGAGAAGGCAAAAGTTGAACCTGTATATGTGGCCGCAGAGGTAAAAAGGCTGTACACAGATTTAGGGTATGAAGTCAAAGCACCGCTCCTTACAGATAAAGAGGACATGCCAAAGCTCTATGACTGCACAGAGATAGCCAAGGAACTTGGTATCTACTCTGCCAGCGGGAAGCCTCACAATCAAGCTGTAAGCGTCATCATTAAAAAGCTACATATTCCGAGCAGTGAGATTGTTACCACAGCGTTCAGCCGGAATGGGCATGATGATGTAACAATCCAGTACAAACCGTCGGTCTTGGAGGATGTAAGGTTGTGGCTGATAGAGAATTTTTATCCTGCCAGAATCCCTTACGTGGATTCTAAGGGTAATCAGAAAACATGTACTGTGGTGTATCATGAAGCGGTGTAAAACATCAAGATGGGAAAAGGGGGATAAGGGACTATGATGACTCCATTAATGACAGCCGATGATGTCGCCAAAGTCCTGTCATATTCCAGGAGCCATGCGTACAAGGTCATCGGGAAGCTAAATCAGGAGCTTGAGGAAAAAGGATTTTTGACCCGTCCCGGCATGGTGCCAAGGAAGTATTTTGAGGAGAGGACAGGATTGGAAATGCCGCAGGAAGGAGAGACAAGCCAATGAGAAAGAATAAGACAAGGACCATCTGGTGCTATTTGGATGGCAAGAAGCATTGTGACGTGGTGCAGTGGGCACTGGCGGCAAACGTGATGGTCGCGGATGCCAAAAGGATGCCGGTTGCACAATATCCGGGGATGGAAGTTACTTTTAAGACGCAGTAGGGGAGGGACAAGCCAATGACAAAAGTAACAGAGTTAGCCATCCGCGCCAGAGCAGCGGTCCAGTATCCCGGCTGGCGCCTGGACATCACCGGGCCGGCCACTATAGTACTGACCCATGTCATGGGAAGACGACGGGTAATTGAGATGCGGCACCGCAGGAGACGCCGGGACGGCCAATGGATGCGGGCAGCCAAGTGGATTGTGCCGGCGGTTATCTGGCTGCTGGGGATGTGGATGGCAGCTATCGTGGTCATGGCGCTGGCCATGGGCGTGAGACTTTGATGGGAGGTGAGGGAAAATGATTAAAGGTGCAAAGAGCATTGCGGAGTACGCAATCCGCAAGTGGCTGCAGTCAGAAGGTTTTGAGATGCGCTATTTTAAATTGACCGTACATGACAACGAGGCCATGATTGAGGATAGTGTCGGCGACACGCTGCGGCTGGTATATGACAACGAAACCAAGTCTGTCTATGTCAAAGAGTAGGGAGGTGTCAGGATGTTTGATATATCAAGACGTATAACGGCCCTGGAGTTTGCCCTTGATTACACACCAGGACAAGACGACAACCACAGCCACAGTGTACTGTTGGAGATACTGGATGAACTCAGGGCAAAGAAGATGGACCCCAGCGGCGGCAACCGCGAGAGGCCCATGGACAAATAGTTTAGCACACCCCTATTATAGGGGATTTAAAAGGAGATTACAAGTATGAGATTATATGAACTTACAGAACAGTATCAGATTTTGCAGGATATGGCCTATGACCCAGAGGTGGATGAGCAGACACTGCGGGATACCATGGAAGGCCTGTGGGGGGAAATTGAAGAGAAGGCAGACGGTTACGCCAAAATCATTACAGGCATGAAGGCCGACATTGAGGCGTTGAAGGAGGAGGAATCACGGCTCTATATGCGGCGTAAAGGGCTGGAGGACCGCCAGAAGTGGCTGAAAGACAACCTGGAGGCTAACATGCGTGAAATAGGAAAGACCAAATTTAAGACGGCCCTGTTCAGTTTCAACATCCAAAAGAATGGCGGACTGCAGCCATTAATCATAGACGGGGCCATTGACGACATCCCTGGCCGCTTCCTGATTCCGCAGGACCCGGTTCCGAACAATGAGGCCATCCGGAGCCTGCTGGCAGAGAAGCAGGTTGACTGGGCCCACCTGGAGCCGCGCGGTGAGAGCCTGAGGATAAAGTAATGGATAGGGGAGAGATTACCCCGTTCCGGATGCAGGTGTTAATGGAAGTGGCGGCCCGGATTGTGAAAATTATGGTTACGGGTGCCTGGCACCTGTCTTTTGAAGAAATGGACATGGTACTGACACTGGTACGGAATGGGATGGACGAGAGTATAAGACGCAACATGAAAGGAGATAAGAAGGATGTTTTTAAAGACGGCAGAACTGAAAAAGATGATGAAGTCGGCGCTTAAGAGTGCAGGACTTTATGTGGGAAACATTGCGGGAAACTATCCGGTATATGGAAGTACCTGGGGGTTAAGTACGGATACGGAATACGCTTCCAACAAGTTTAAGGCCGCACTTACGGAACTGATTGGGGATATTCCTGAACCAGGGGAATGCTACAGATACTATATGCAGGACAAGGATGTGGCACAGGATACATGTGTGGACTATCCGAATGCTTATGGGGCCTGGAAGGAAGCAAAAAACTATGCAACAGGACTTCCGATTAACCTTATTTCCTGGCCCCATGAATTTGCGGTATACCAGATACATAGTGATATGAGTTATGTGATTGCGCCAAGATGTTGCACAAGAGATGTGATAAGCATAAAGGAGCTGGACAACAGCGTGGAATCCATGCCGGGCAGGCCAAGTTATATGCCATGCACGCTGTACTGGAAGAATGACACCACTATTTACTGGGTTTTGACAGTGGAACAGGGCGAACGTGCCAGAAACGCACTGTTTCCAGCATTATCAGGGCTTAATTTTTTTCGTGAGGACTGGCTCCCAAAAGAGGAAGATGAGGCTGAAACAGAAAAAGAGGATGAACAGGATGTGGATGAGGAAGAAATTCCGTATGCATAGAAGGAGAAACATATGGCAATACCTGTTTTGATTATGGGGAAGTCCGGAAGCGGGAAGTCCCGGAGCATGAAGAACTGCGTGGGAAAGGATTTCGGATTAATACGGGTGATTAACAAACCTTTGCCTTTCAAGGGAAAGATTGGCGGTTCCGTAAGTGACAAATATGATTATATAAAGCAATGCCTGAAAAGCCCTAACTGGCCCAAATCCATTGTGATTGATGATGCGGGATATCTCATTACCGGTCAGTTTATGGATGGGCACAGCACAACCGGGAAAGGGAATGCAGTGTTTGGATTATACAATCAGCTGGCAGACGATTTCTACCGGCTGATAAAGACCATCCAGGATGAGGTGCCGGAGGACCGGATTGTGTATGTCATCATGCATGAGGATACCAATGATTATGGAGACATTAAACCTAAGACAATCGGAAAACTTCTGGACGAGAAGGTGTGTCTGGAAGGATTATTTACAGTGGTGCTCCGTTCGGTGAAGGCAGACCGGTATGTATTTATGACCCAGTCCAGGGACGGGGCTGTGAGCAAGGCGCCGGATGATATGTTTGAAAGTGTGGAGATAGACAATGACCTGTTGATGGTGGACAACACTATCCGGGAGTATTACGGGATACAGAATCCCAAGAATTTAAAGGAGGACAAGCAGAATGATTAAGAAGCCACAGGGATATGACGAGGCAGCCGCCTACACTGGCGAATCACAGCAGCTGCCAAAGGGAAAGTATGAGTGCATCATTAAGCGGGTAACGGTCAAGGAGTCAAAGAATGGGAACCAGCAGTTCGTAATCCTGTATGACATCCTGTCCGGGGAGCATAAGGATTTCTATCAGAAATTATTTGACATCGACAAGGCCCAGGACCCTTCCGGGGCGAAATGGCGCGGTGTGTTTAAACAGAACATGGATGGAAAAGGGTTATCCTGGTTCAAGGGCGTCATTACGTCCATTGAGCGTTCCAATAATTTTACGTTTCAGTGGGATAAGCAGAACAATGAAAAGCTGTTAATCGGAAAGCGGTTTGGGGGCATTTTCCGGCGCCGGCAGTATGAGGCGGAGAACGGAAGCCGGCCAATCGTGACAGAACTGTTCCGTATACGTAGCGTGGCAGGCCTTGCTGAGGCGGAAGTTCCAGAGGATGAACTTCTGCCGGATGGTCCAGTACAGAGAAAAGTTCCTGACACGGCCAGTACGGTTGGGGATGGATTTATGAACATCCCAGATGGGGTTGAGGATGAAGGGATACCGTTCATGTAATTATGACCCGGAGTTGTTCCAGAAGGTCAGGGAAGGAGTCCCAATGCGGCAGGTGGCAGAATTCTACGGCCTGCAGGTGAACCGGAAGGGGCTATGCCAGTGCCCCTTCCACCATGATACGAACCCCAGTCTTAAGATATATCCAGATGGGAAGGGGTTTTATTGCTTTACTTGTGGTACAGGTGGGGACCAGATAAAGTTCACGGCGTTGTACCGGGGAATCAGTAATACAGCAGCGGCACGGGAACTGGCTGCAGCCTTTGACATTCCTGTTAATGTGCCCGTGACATACCGGGAAAAGCGGGAGGCGGAGAAGATACAGCGCAGGCGACGCGAATTGGCAGTCTTTATACGGCGGTCAAGGATGTATTTGACCATTTACCGAGGCTTGCTTTGTATGGCAGTCCGTGAACATAATGAGCATTTCTGGGAAGGACTGGGAAGTTTATCCCGCGTGGAATATCTGCTTGATTGTCTGGAGCAGTGCCCAGAAGAACTGTTTGCAGACAAGAAGGCGGTGAAAAAGATTGAAGAAGTCGAAAGACGAATTACTGACTGGTATGTCAGAATTGAGCCCGACGGAACCGTTTCCAGATGAAGTATTCTATCGAATATTTGAGATTGATGACAATGTAGAACGGACCCAGTATATTGAGGCATTGCGGAATACTGCCAGGAGACTAAAAAGGGCGACAGAATTTAATAACGTCTATAAATCCTTTGTCCTAGATTATGCACAGCGCCAGAAACAGACCGGGCAGAAGACAAAGTTTACGGACCAGCCACTGGAACTGGTCTGCGGTGAATGGACTGCAAATGACCTGGGAGTCAGGGCCGTCCATTATGATAAAAATGCAATGCCCATGCCGGTCGTTGCCTGCAGCCATCCGATCCTGCCGGTGGAGATATTGAAAAACGTGGATACTGCCCAGGAGCGCATTACGCTGGCCTACTTCAAGTCCGCCACGTGGCAGACTATCACAGTGGACAGGAGCGTGTGCGCCAATGCCAATAAGATTGTGGATACCCTGAGCCAGTTCGGTATAGAAGTAACATCTGACAATGCAAAGAACATGGTTCGCTACATATCTGAGTGTGTAGGGCTCAATCCTTTGACCCTCAACCCGAAGAAATCCATTAACCGCCTGGGATGGGTGGGAAACTCATTCACTCCCTACGCCGAGGATATCCGATATGAAGGAGATATGGACTATGAGGTTATTTTCCGGAATGTAAAGGAAGCAGGAAGTTTTGAGGCATGGAAGGATTTGTGTGCCGGCCTGCGGCAGAATATACCGCTTCGGATGATGATGGCGGCCAGCTTTGCTTCAGTACTTCTGGAGCCGCTTAAGATATTGCCGTTCGTCCTTCATGTCTGGGGGACAACCGGAACCTGCAAGACGGTAGCGCTGATGGTGGCCATGAGTATCTGGGGGAATCCCAAAATGGGCGGCCTGGTCAAGACCATGAACATGACTAAAAACGCCATTATGCGCAATGCATCATTTTTGTGCAGCATCCCATTCGCGGGGGATGAGCTTCAGACCATTAAAGACAAATGGCAGGGAAACTTTGATCAATTGATTTATCAGATTACTGAAGGGGTGGACCGGGGCCGGGCGCGGGCTTATGGCGGAGTCGAGGAAACCAGGACCTGGAAGAACAGTTTCCTGTTTACTGGAGAAGAGCCGATTACGAAAGCCAACTCAGGCGGGGGATCAAAGAACCGAGTCGTTGAGATTGCCATTGATGGCCCGCTGGTAGATGACGGGCATTATGTGAGCAGCGTGGTGCAGGAGAATTATGGATTTGCCGGCCGGCGGCTGGTAGAGTACATCCAGGAGATAGAAAGCGCGAAACTGACGGAGCGGTATCGGGAGCTGTTCGAAGAGCTATGCCGGCTTGATACTACGGATAAGCAGGCGATGGCAATGGCCTGTATTCTGCTGGCTGACGAGCTGGCGGTGGAGCTTTTCTTTTCAGACGAGGAAGCGCTCCGGATTCCGCAAGTAAAACAGTATTTGCAGAGCTCTTTGGAGGTGGATGTGGCAGAGCGGGCGTATCAGTCTGTTCTTAACTGGGCGGCAAAGAACCCGGTACGGTTTGAGGATCCAAAGGCCGATAATTCTCCAAATAAAGGTGAGGTGTGGGGAAGGATTGATGGGGAAGTATTGATAATCAACCGTGATGTATTGCTTGGATACTTGGATCAGAACGGTTTTGATTATACTGCGGTGAGTAAGAAGTGGGCGGAAAAGGGATATCTGCTGCGAAACACGCAAGGGAAAATGGTGCACCAGACAAAAGTATACGGAATCAAGTCCAGCTATGTCAAGCTGAGCTTGCCACAGGATGATGACAGTACCGACAAAGACGGCTTTGTAAGGATAGATTATGAGCAAGAATCCCTTCCATTTGAGTAAAAGGTCTTACCTGATGATAAAAAGGTAAGACCTTGGTAAGACCCTAAAGCCCGCATAAAATAAGGCTTTTTTAATAAAGTCTTACCTGTCTTACTGGTCTTACCTGTTTTATATATATCGTGACGCGAGGAAAAAGTTTGTAGAAAATTTAACATATAATTTCTACTCTAAAAATGTTAGTATATACAACCGGATTTTTGGTAAGACAGTAAGACCCTACGTAAAATAAAGGGTTGCAGGCATTTTTGTAGTAAGACCTGCGTAAGACATTCATGAAAAATGGTAAGACTGAACACAAAATGAGGTGAATGATATGAACAATAAATCAGCAGGAACCAGGTTTGAAAAAGAATTTGCTGATATCCTGGCGGACCACTGGTTCTGGGTACATCTTTTTCAAGATAACAGGAACGGACAGCCATGTGATGTGATTGCAGCCAGAAATGGCCATACATATCTGTTTGACTGTAAGGACTGTCAGGGGGACTATTTCCTGCTCAGCAGGATGGAGGAGAACCAGTATAATGCCATGCGGCTGTTTGAGATGACGGGAAACAGCCGCGGCCGGTTCGCAGTCCGGTTTGGGCCAGGGGAGATATACCTGATAGGATACTGGCAGCTGAAAGCCTTGCAAGATCAGGGAGTGAAGCGATTTGACCGGAAGGACTGCCAGGTGTATGGAGAGGATTTCTTTTCCTGGCTCAATGAAAAAGACAGGGAAGATGGATGGAGTGATGAGGATGAAGGTGGTAATTGGAAGTGAGATACGGATAAAGGATGCAGAAAAGCCGCTGTATGACTGGTGCAGCGAAAACCTGATCCTGCCAAATCCGGAATATATAGACCGGACCCGCAGGGGCTTGTGGACAGGAAACACACCACGATACCTATGGCTTTACCGTGTAGAGGGCAGTGACCTGGTCGTACCGGTCGGCGTAGGGAAGCAAATCAGGCAGTTCGTAACGCCGGAAGATACGTTTGAGATACAGCTTGCCGATAACGGATACATAGAGTATTCAGGGACAATCCCTCTGTATGACTATCAAGAACCTGCAGTTAAGGTAATGAGCCATAAGAACTGCGGAATCCTGCAGAGTCCATGCGGCTCCGGTAAAACACAGATGGGCATTGCCCTGGCGGCTGTATTATCACGCAGGACCTTATGGATTACGCACACGCAGGACCTGCTTACCCAGTCCTATGACAGGGCAGTCCAATACTTCCCCCGGGAAACGCTGGGAAAGATAACGGCGGGGAAAGTACGCATAGGCAGCCATATGACATTTGCAACGGTTCAGACATTGTGCAGGCTGGACTTGTCCCTATATCGGGACAGTTGGGATGTAATCATTGTTGATGAGTGCCATAGGCTGGCCGGTACACCTACGCAAATGACCATGTTTTACCGTGTCATGAACAGCCTGGCGGCTAGATATAAATATGGCCTGTCAGCTACGGTACATCGATCGGATGGGATGATCAGGAGTACATTTGCGGTGCTGGGACCGGTGGAATACCGGGTGTCGGATGAGGCAGTGGCTGATAAGACAATGAAGGTACGGATTGTGCAGCGTGATACAGGAATTGAGACCAGTCGTTACTGCCTGGATACGGATGGGACATTGGATTATGGAAAACTTATCCCGTATCTGACAGGCAACAGCCAGAGAAATGAGATGATTGTGAAGGACCTCCTCAACAACGCGGCGTGCTGGAACCTGGTTTTGTCTGACCGCTTGGAACATCTCAGGACCCTCATGGATCTTCTGCCGGAAGAATACAGGCTGTTTGCCGTAATGATTGATGGTAGCATGACAAGCAAGACAGGCAGGGCTGCCAGGGAGAAGGCAATTGAAGATATGCGGAACGGGAAGAAGCATTTCCTATTTGCCAGCTATTCCCTGGCCAAGGAAGGACTGGATATACCGCGTCTTGACCGGTTATACATGACCACACCTAAAAAGGATTTTGCGGTGGTCACACAGAGCATTGGAAGGATAGCAAGGGTATTTCAGGGTAAGGGCGATGCAATCTGCTATGACTATGTGGATGATATCCAGTTCTGTCAGAATCAATACAAGCGCCGTCGAGCGCATTACAAGAAGGCGGGGTGCATCTTATGACCACAAAAGGGCAGATAGAACGAGATAAAGAAAATGGGAAGCTTGTAAAAGGCGTGTTCTGCGATGCATACAACTTCTACTTGAAGTATCACGGAAAACCCATGGAGCCTGGCACGTGGGATGGAGCGACGAAGGATTTTGCTGATATCATGGGGAAGTACAATGGAGCACCGATTTGCGGCAGGCTGATGCTGGCTACCTTCTCACAGCTGGAGGAAGAGACACGATGGATAGGGTAAAAGAAAAAAAACAACCGGAATCCCCGGTCTACATCTGCAGCGAGTGCGGCAGGGAGATAAGCGGGGACCATGTGTATATCAGGACCAGGCGGCGGACGGAGCTGCACATACACTACGGATGCATGCCGGGGAGATGTATCAGGAACGAATGATATTATAAATCGGAATTTGAGTGATTAAGGAAGGAGGCCGGAGCGGTGGCCACCGTGACAGGATATCCTGGCTCCTTTCGTAAAATGGAAAAAAGAGAATTAACCACTGAGGAGTGGAAAGCAGAGAAAAGAAAGAAGAAAGCCCATATGGTAGCCATGCAGGCTTTACCCTATGAGGTGAAGATAAAGCGGGCAGAATTGCGGGCCAGGGAATACATAGAGAAACTGGATGACATGGAGCTGAACGCTCATGTGAGTGTGGGAGGGCTGGATAGTATCGTGCTATTGGTGTTCTTACACAGCATCGGGATTCACGTACCGGCCATATCAGTGTCTTCATTGGAAGATAAAAGCATTCAGAGAGTACACAAGGCCCTGGGAGTGGAAATTGTAAAGCCAGGAAAGTCAAAGGTGGAAATCCTAAATGAGTTTGGCTTTCCAGTAATCAGTAAAAGGATTGCGGGAAAGATTGATACATTGCAGCGTCCTACGGAAAAGAATAAAACGGTACGTCATGCAATCATAACCGGAGAATGTGGTGCCCAGGGACATTATGCTAAGAACAGTCGAATGAAACTTCCGCAGAAGTGGTTAGAGCTATTTGCTGGATATGAAAATGAAAACGAAGGTGTGAACTACAGAATTGCGCCATTCAAGGTCAGCAACAAGTGTTGTCTGTATATGAAGGAGCAGCCCTGCGACAGGTGGGCAAAGGAACATAGTAGTTGTCCGTTTCTGGGACTAATGGCCAGCGAGGGAGGTCAGAGGGAGGAGGCACTGACAGACCATGGATGCAACTATTTTGGTAAGACAGTTATTCGTAGCGCACCATTCACGCCATTTTTGCGGCAGAACATATTAATGCTGGCGATAGAGATGGATAAATGGTATCACGAGCACATCGATGTTTTTGAGGAGGCATTTCATGAACAGCCATACGGACGAAATCCAGATGGTAGCCTAAAGGAATATGAGCCGCTGGAGACCATTATTCCAGGAATATATGGAACCATAGAGAGAAAACCCGATGGAACCTTGTACACCACAGGGGCACAGCGGACCGGGTGTAGCATGTGCGGATTTGGCGTACACATGGAGACGCGACCACATCGGTTTGACCGGCTCCGGGTACGAAACCCGAAAGAGTGGGAGTTTTGGATGTATCGCTGCTGTACGGACCCAGAGACTGGCGAGAAATTCGGTTGGGGACGGGTACTGGATTACATCGGCGTTGAGTGG